GCTTTCGGATTACGACCTTTCGTAAGAGAAGGCTCTTCATATAATAACCAGGGTATGAATGCTTATGCTATTCAAACTGCTGATACAGCAGGTGTCGCTAATGAAATTTTTACAGGTCAAGGGGTAATACCTTTAGCCAATGGATTAATTAGTTATGCCGGTGCAGCAGCAGGTGGCACAGTACCATATCTCGGTGTTTTTATGGGCTGTAAATATACAGCATTAGACGGCACGCCAACATGGTCAGCTTATTATCCAGGCACTGCTTCTGTAAAATCAAGTACAGAAGTTATTGGTTATGTAATTGATGACCCCAATGCATTATTTGTAATTAACTGTGATGCTGCGGCAGCCGATGGCTTAGTTTTTGCTAATGCTAATTTTGCTACAAGTATAACAGGAAGTACAACTTCCGGTTATTCATTAGGCGAATTAGCAGTAAGTACAGCAAATACTACAGCTTCCCTTAACTTGAGAATTCTCGGTTTCGAAGATTCTCCTAGTAGCGATGACGCAACCGCTGCTGGTCGATTAGCGATAGTTAAACTTAACGTACATTTCTTGAATTCAACAACAGGAATTAACTAATAGGAGACTAGAAAATGGCTATAAGTAGAAGTCAACTGGCGAAAGAGCTAGAACCTGGTCTGAACGCCCTGTTTGGACTAGAATACGCACGTTACGAGAACGAAGCAGCAGAGATCTTCGATAATGAATCTAGTGATAGAGCATTTGAAGAAGAAGTTATGTTGGTTGGATTTGGCGAAGCTTCTGTAAAAGCGGAAGGTGCAGCAGTAGGTTTTGATACCGCTTCTGAATCTTTCACTGCTAGATATGTGCATGAAACAATTGCACTAGCATTTGCTTTAACAGAGGAAGCAGTCGAAGACAACTTGTACGATACTTTATCGGCTCGTTACACAAAGGCATTGGCACGTTCAATGGCTTACACTAAACAAGTAAAAGGTGCAGATGTATTGAACACAGCGTTCTCTACAACTGGTGGTGATGGTGTTACATTAGTAAACACTGCTCACCCAACAGCACTAGGTGGTAACTTCTCAAACAGAAGTGCTACTGATGCTGACATCAACGAAACCTCATTAGAACAAGCAATGATTGATATTGCTGGTTTTATCGACGAAAGAGGGCTAAAAATTGCAATGCAAGGGAATAAATTAATTATTCCAGTAAACATTCAATTCGTAGCTGATAGAGTCTTGAACTCAACTCTAAGAGTCGGTACTGCTGACAACGATATTAACGCTCTGAAAAATATGGGTATGTTACCAGGTGGTTACACAGTTAACCACTATCTGTCTGATACAGATGCATACTTCATTAAAACAGATTGTCCTAATGGATTTAAACACTTTACAAGAGCTGCCCTTGCTACTGGCATGGAAGGCGATTTTGACACAGGAAATATGAGATACAAAGCTCGTGAGAGATATAGCTTTGGTTACTCTGATCCTCGTTGTGTTTACGGATCTCAAGGTTCATAAAACTTACTGGATCCTCCCAGATCAAAGAAGGCGGTTGCAAGACCGCCTTTTTTGTTTTATAAATTATTTTAATGTTATTGTTGGTAAATAGTCATAAGGACTATTTACTGGTCATATTTTAAAAGGAGACTGACATGACAACACATTTTAATAATGGCGTTACTAATGTGGTTAAAGACAAAAGCCCATTAAAGAACGCAATGATGCCTGATCCATTTCCCGTTACCAATACACAAGGTGGGGGATATGATTTCTTAGGCCAAACGTCGTATATGGATGATTTTTACTCATTCATTACAAGAACAAATACAAGTAACAATGGAAGAGGTTCACCAGGATGGTATGTAAGCCAAACTGCTAGTACTCAAACATGTGCACCAATAGCAGATGCTCATGGTGGATGGTTACAACTAGATGAAGTAAATGCTACTAATGATGCTTACAACCAAGTTAATAGTTTCACTGCTTTTCAACTAAGCACAAAAATGAATTCTGCTTTTGAATGTAGAGTTGCTATTGAAGATGTTTCAGCAACAGAAGTAGTTATTGGATTAGTTGATACAGATGTAACTTCTCAAGTGGTAAATATTACTGATGGGTTATATTTCTCTAACTTTGCTGATCCTACTTCAATTACGGCTGGAACTGGTTGGTATTTACACTCTGAAAAAGATGGAACTATTACTTCAAGTTCAGCATTAGCGGATCCTTATACTGGTGATACTTTTGTTGCCGAAGATGGGGCTCTTCAAACAGCAAGTGCAACTCAATTAGCAACTCCAAGTAATTCATTTATCTTTGGATTTAACATTGTTCCACAAGGAGCAAATGGTAATACTAATACTGCTGTGATTCAATCATACTTAGGACCTGTTGGAAAACAACCTAAAATAGCTGGATCAATTGCAACTACTAATTTACCTGATGATATGCCATTAGGAATTATGATTGGAACTAAAAACAACACAACAACCGCCTCTACTATTTGGGTTGATTATGTTAAAGTAATTAGTTCTAGAAGCTTTAGTGGTTCAACTACTAAGTAATAACAATTAACCAAGGTAGGGTGTAAAAGCCCTACCTTTTATAGGAGATAAAAACATGAGTATTCAAGGACCGATAAGCTCGTTTTCTGTTACTGCTGCAGCTTCCAATGCAACTATATATTCTGGTCCTGCTAGAATATTAGGTGTTTATTATATGAATGACGCTGCTACTGGCACGATTGTATTATATGATGATTCAACGGAAGTATTTAAAATACAAATACCAGACGGCTCTTCAACAGAAAATGCAAATTATATAGAATTTCCAGGTGATGGAATTAGAGTTGATACAAGTTTAAAATATACATTTACCTTAGTTAAATACGGAACGATCCTTTATCAAAAAGGATAGTTTATGGGTAGAACAAGAGACAAGCAACCGCCAAAAACAAAAAAATATTTCCGCTCCACAAAATCTGGGGCGGGAATGACTAAGGCTGGGACCGCACGTTATAGACGTGAAAATCCTGGTTCTAAATTAAAAACAGCCGTAACAGGCAAAGTTAAAAAAGGATCTAAAGCTGCAAAAAGAAGAAAATCTTATTGTGCAAGAAGTGCAGGACAAATGAAAAAGTTTCCAAAAGCTGCAGCTAATCCTAATTCAAGATTACGTCAGGCAAGAAAAAGATGGAAATGTTAAATGAGGTTACTTTTTTTTACATTAACTTTTGTTTTAGTTTTTGCTGCAATTACTAGCGCCCAAGGAGCTGATACTAACACTGTTAGTTCTACGGTAGTTACAAATAATACCCCCAGCACGGCTAATGCACCAAGTGTCGTGGTTAACAACTCAGACATCTGTAAAACTGCGGCGTCGACTGCGGTTCAAACACAAATACTAGGTTTAGCAACTGGCGTAACAATCACGGATGAAAACTGTGAACGTATAAAATTATCACGCTCACTTTACTCGATGGGCATGAAGGTGGCCGCAGTGTCAACACTTTGTGCTGATCCAAGAGTATTTGATGCCATGTACATGGCAGGAACATATTGTCCTTATATGGGTGCTATTGGTGAAGAAGCTAAAGAAGGATGGGAAAACAATCCTGATTTAGTACCTGAAGGATCATTAATATATAAGAAAATAGAAATAGAACAAAAAGAAAAACAAACAACTGGATTAACTGATGGAGAAAAACTTGCGAAATTTATTTTATTTGGCATGGCTATGCATTCTGGCATCGTGGCCTTCTTCCCTTAAAGCAGAGTGTCCTATAACAGCAACAGGTTTATGTACACCTGGTGTTGAGGAAACCATTGTTATAGATGAAGTTGAAACAATTGAATACGAAGCTGATGGTTATACCGTAACAACCGATACTACAACCACTACCACGACAATTACTACTACCAATGAAAATTCATTAGATATTTTAGATGGTGATAATGATTATGTATCATCTAAATATGAAGGGGACATGGATGTGGACTGGGGAGGTCAAGGACCGGCAACAATGCCGTCTGGCAACAGTTGTTATAATTTAGGTGCTGATAAATGTGCACAAATAACAGGAAGTGGTAATAGCACATCAACTATGGGCGTGAGCGGAATGGGTACAACATTTATTAATACAATAGATATTTCAGAACTAGACATAGAGAATGGAGGAAGAACTAATTACACTATAAAAGTAGATAAACGAGATTCTCAAGATAGAATCTACATGCACATTACAGGTAAAGACGGAAGCACATCGGTATTTAATGGCACAGATATTTTATCTGAATCTGGTGTAGCAAGTGGTTTTCAAGAATATGAAGGAGGATTTGATTTTTCAGGAGGAATTACAACAATAATTGTAGAGGTAGGGGGTAGAGATATTAATCTTGCAATCGGACCCTTGTTCGATGATGTTACAATTAATGTGCTCTATAACGTTGTCAATACGATAGTTACAGAACATATACTTAGTGTTGAAATGTGGGTAGCCTATGGGGGTAGTACAGAAACAGAGGTTATAGATATTGTAGAAAACATTTTTGAACATAATGATGTAATAGAAGATGCTACTGATGAAATGTATTTTGAGCCAGAGTTTGATGAACCAGAAATAGAATTATCTTATGAAACAGTTGAGATGGAAATGGATTTTGAAATGCCTAACATTGATATGGAAGAAATGGAAGTAGCAACTATAGAATATGAAATGGAAATGGAAATGGAAATAGAAATGGAAATGGATCTTGAAATAGATTTACCTGAACCAGAAATGGAACCAGAAATGGAAATTGAGGTTGACACAGAATCAGAAATAGAGGAACCTATTGTTGAAGAAACTGAAACAGAACCAGAGGAGGTAGCAAATGAACCTACTGAAGAAGATGTGGAAGAGACTCCAGAAGATGTGGCAGAAGAACCAGAGGTTGAAGAAAGCACATCAGAGGCTTCTGAGGATGAAGGAAGCAA